GCTTCGCGGAACTCGTCCTTAATACGGTCGCGTTCTTCCTTGCTAAGCACAGGACGCTTGCGGCTAACACCGTCTGGCGGAGAATTTTCACCGTTGCCGGAAGTCTCGTCTAGACCTTCTTCAAGGTGATCATCGAGCAGCATGTCAGCAAGTTCTTCGATAGAGACCTTAGTAACGTTTTGCATGAGGTCATCATATACAGCTTCCCATGCCCAACCGTAATACTTCATATCAAAGATGATGTCAATTTCATCAATCTTTGTACCAACGCGATGCTGAACAAGGTCAGCGTTAATTACATAGTCCTGTGCGATATTGGACAGTTGCTTGTCGCGTCCGCCAGTACGAGCAATGTGGTCATATACGCAATGCAGAACTTCGTGAGCAAATCCAAACACTACCTTGTCAATAGTCTTAAGAGATAGCACGAATGCGGAGTTGTAATAAAAATTACGACCATCAGTAGCAAGTGTAGGGCACCACTCATCAGCATTGATAAGCTTCATACGTGTAGCAAGCTTGCCCCAAAAGTCCTGGGTCATAAGCATCTTAACGCGCGCCTGGATAAGACGATCACGTGCCTGTGCGTCACGCTTTGCGTCATAGGGCAGGCACTTTGCAATATCTTTCTTCTTCTTAGCCATATAAACGTGCATTGGATATCTCCTAATTAATGTAGTAATTATAGCATCAACGTATTAAATGTCAAATCTAGCACCATGCTAAGTGTTTGATTTGATTAGTCAATTTAAGGTCCAAATCTTAGCAAAAAAAGTGTGCGTTGATTTGGGTAAACGAAAATCATATGGTCACTAATAACGGCACCAACACCTTTGCCATCGTTTAGAAACCATTCCATCACTTCGTGTTTGTGTTTGGTCCACCATTCCATGCTGATGCATACACCAAGTTCTGGGGTATCCAAATCATCACAAAATCTCCAAAGAGCTATTGCCATCTTAATGCTACCAGCATCTTATCTTTGACATCGCCGCCGCGCAACTCATAACCAACTTCTACTACATCGTCATCGGACATCTGGTATAGATAGCTTAACATATACCTACCTTGTAGATTCTCCTCAAGCCAATCTCTGAACTCTTTTATCTTATGGTGTTCGATGCTGACTTGACAAACCCAACGGTTGTCCCCAGTGTCTTTGAACTTTAGATTCATTTTCTATCAAACGCTAGTAAGAACATGGGAGCAAGATCAAAATTGAAGATTTGAATCTCATAATAAGGGTAACCAGAATTGAATCTACAATTGACTTCATAATCGACATTAGAAACAGCATTTTGATTTACAAACCAGTTTTCTAGTTTGTGTGCCATATCTAGTTCTTTTGGAAAGATACGACAGATATAATAATTTCGATCTTCCCCATTATACAATCTCCAATTCTCAATCATTGCCATCTTAACCTAAAAAGTAATGCATCTTTCTCGTCTATGAATTCGATATAGTACTCAGCGTAACTCCACCCAGCATCAATTAAGTTGTAGGCATTTTTAGGAAAGGTTGCTTTTGTCCACTCAACCTTTTCTTCATCCCATTTATTTTCATCACCTACATAAAATTTTATACCCATCTTAGCATCCACATTAGGTAATGCCCTTCACTTTCGAATCCAAGAGCACAAACTACTTGCTTGTCAGTTTTAGAACGAATGCGTTTAATGCCCTGTTGAGTAAACCATTTGTCTTCAAAAAAATCATCATCGAGTTCGTATTCCCATACATTTTTACCTTCGTATTCTTTCTTACGGGCATCTCTAACATAAGCAGCATATTGCGGCATTATCTGTTGTAACAATACAATATACATTAGGACCACCTCAACATAAACATTACTCGGTTGTTTTCATCTTTAACGGACCAAACATCTTTATCATAATTTGATCCAAGAAAAGTAGCATGAATATTATTTTCTTCACACCAATTGTTAACTTCCTTAACATCTTTTTTATCTATAAAAGTGCATTGCGCCAACAGAAGTTGAAAACTATGACTATACTCTTCTGTACGCATCATCCCCACACCAATTGTGCCATAATCGCAGTGTCGTCGTTATCTGTGAGAATAAACAGTACGTCAAATCCACCAATACCATTAGATTCCCAGCGATTACGCCATTTGTCATACCATACACGATCATAACAATAATAGCAAAGATTTAGTTGGCACCACATGTCAAACTCATCGCGATCAGGCCAAGGCGAACGATTTACCATTATTACATGTTTAAATTCATTGTAAGCGTGACTGACATTTAAGTGGTGAACTGATCGTACATAATCTTTAAGACGAGGTGGTAAACTAAATGGCCAAATCATCCCCACCTCAAAAAGAATAGTGTAGCTTCTTCCTCGCTTGGGAATTCAACAGCAGCAATTGGTCTAACTCCTTTGTTATCCTCATGCTCGCCATAAATTAACTTAACCTTAAATTTTTCTTCGTAATCACGATCAACATCATCAACGTCACGAAACTCCCAATCGTTGATAGATTCGTAACTTGTTTGAAACCATCCACAATCTTCAATGTTTCTAATTGCTGGTGAAAATTTAAATCTATATGACATTGTATTAAGAACTATATGCTAGTAAGAATAGTAAAGCTTTGTCCTCATCGTAAAAACGAATAAAGCGTTTGTGCGCTCGTTGTACTACCCAAGCGCCATTTTCATACAACCAATCTTCAAACTGCTGAGCCCTAGTACTTTTGCGTTGGATATAAGTGTATTCCGTTTCAAATATACGACGACCGCCTTTGCTATTCCTTACATTCCAATCTTGCCAAATACGGTTAAGTAATTCAGGACTTGTATCCCATCTATTGTTTTCCATATCCTTGCCACAATGCTAAAAAGGTCACTGCGTCATCATGCATCATTCTAATTTCAAAACCTTCGATCATAGTATCCCTAGCAGCATCTCTTTTTCTACTAGGTTGAGGTTTTAGAAAATTTCTTCCCGCAGCCTCACCACTACCGTACCCACCCATTATAATATGATGATTATGTTCGATGACTACGATATTTGCCTTAATGTTGTCACGAATAAACTCTGCAAGTTCTGCTAGAGCTGTGTCGTAATTGCATTCAACACCATCAGCTAGTTCAATCCAATAGCTAGCTTCAAACATACCAATGCGAGGATTAGTGTTATCATAAAGATCCCACACCCCTCGCCTTAGTGGTTTTGAATTTGCAAAAAGCACACCAGACCCAGCTGGTCTCTGTAACTCCTTAAATTTCGACATGACTCATGCTATACACAGGAAACGTTGCAGGCTTCTTCTTAGGCGTGATGATACCAACAGCATATCCATTCTCAAGCTCAACCCAATAGTGGACATTCTTCTCAGGTCCAGGCCATCCGCTATTGCTGCCATTACGCTGTACGATTTCTACATCGCTAAATTCCTTTGCAGGAATTTCTACATTCTTATACTTGGGCATGTCCCACCAGATATCAAAATCTTCGATAAGCTTCATAGTGTTGATCCTTCCATAAAGTTAAGTCGAATTAGAACTTCGCAGTCCTTATTAAAGTAGATGTGACAGTGTGTCCAATAGCTTCTTGTTTCGTTTTGTAGTACCCAAGGTACATTGTCTAAGCTTACATTACACTTAACATAGTGTTTAGCTAGACCATAAGCTGTATATGGTCCAAAATTATCAATCATCCATTTTAGAAATTTAGTAGTAAGTTCTCCACCTCGAATGCTGAGGCGATACTTATAATACTTGTATAGTGGATTACGCCCATCTAGTTTTTCGATGTATGCACTGGAATGAAATGATCGATGAGGGTCAACAACATTTCCTTCAGGATCTGTGATTTGTTTAAACCTATTTGCCATCAAAATTGCCACTTAACAAAGTTCCATGTGATGAACAGCCCCAACCAACGCCTCACCACGGTTGTCTCAAAACTTCTCTAGACAACTTACCAACCTAAGAGGATTGGGACTCTTAGGCGTAAGACATTTCAACTTTTTCTTTTGCTGAATCCCAACGACAAGAGTAAGATGTTAAACTCTTTGCTTTTTCAAAAAGGTCTGAGTGTCCAAGTAAAATTACAGGATCAAAAAAAGATTCTGATTTAACATATACCTGCATATAAAGATTTGAAAAACTATTCCATCTTACAAACACGTATGGGTAGTTATCATAATTAAAATTCCAAGAACCTTTACGTGGTTTTGGAAAACCTTCTCCCCATACACGATGTACAAATTCAGTTAAATGACATGCACCTTCGTAGGTGTTTGCATGTAGCAATGTCCTAAACGGCGTTTTGTTTGCATGGAATCTAGCATCGTAAATATCGGCAATAAGAATGTGTGGGTCTTCGCAAATACTCTCGCAGCGCAAATTTCTATAATGCATTTATTTTTCCTTTAAAAGTGGCAGAGGTTTCCCTCTGCCAAATTAACATTACTCAGCAGCGGCGAGAATGTATTTGCCGTACTTCTTGTTGAACTCGTCCCAGTTCTTAAGCTTCTGAGCAGCAATCGGAAGACGGTACGTCATTACCGCAGTACGCATACCCATAATAACAAGCTCAGTGCCGAGATTGTCCATAATGTAACGCAGCATGTTGTCTACGTTGCCGTGCCACTTGTCGTCAGCCTTCTTGGAGTTGTTCTCAAACCGCTCCTTAAGTTCATAGCACAGGTTAATCATCAGCGTATACTGAGCGGAGATTTCCTGTACCTTAAGGTCCTTGACCTTACCTTCAACTACATCATCAGCGGAAGGAAGCTGACCAGACCACTTGCGGTGACCAATAAACTTGTGAGCAATGCCTTCGCCAACAGTGCCGGCGATAACATCGGTCACTTCCTTTTCGCTCATCTGCTCCTGCAGGATGTCGCTAACGAACGTCCAGCTACGCGGAGTAGCAAACGAACGGGAAGAGCTAGTAGGAGTAAAGTCGAAGAGGTCGCCCTTGTGCTGAGAGAGATAACCAAGCACATCGGAGTGGATCTTGTGCGTCACAGCCCAAGTCTGCCAGCTATCAAAATCAACGCGCATCTCGAAGTGAACGAAGCGGTTAGCAAGCGGAGCAGGCATACGGTACGTAACACCCTTGTCAGTCTCGCGGTTACCAGCAGCGATGATCACGACGTTGTCGGGCAGCTTATACTGACCAATGCGGCGGTTAAGGATCAGCTGGTATGCAGCAGCCTGTACAGCAGGCGGAGCAGAGTTCATTTCGTCAAGGAAGAGAATGACATGCTTATACTGGCTAGCAAGCTCAGCAGTAGGCAGATCAACAGGTGCAGCCCAATCCATCGTGTTAGTATTGGGGTTATAGAAACCAATACCACGCAGATCGGTAGGATCAAGCAGCGCCATACGCAGGTCAATTACAAGCGCATCAAGCTCAGTGCCAATGTCAGCAACAAGCTCGGACTTACCAATGCCCGGAGGGCCCCACAGGAACACGGGGCGCTTGCGCTTTACAGCAGCAACCTTAAGAAGGTTACGTGCCTCAGCAGACGTAACAGTACGCACGTCAGCAACTACGGAATTCTTATCATTCTTAGCCATTTTGTATATCTCCCAATCAGTTAGCTAATTAACAATTACACTTTTAACACATCAACAAACAAAGTCAACGTCTATTTTGGACTTACGCCGCAGAAAGCATATTTGCGGGTACATTCCAACTCGTCATACCAACCTGCACGATAACCTTCTTGCGGTTGATCTTCTTTACAGTGCCAATCTGAGTACGACCTGCGCGGTCAACAAACTGAACTCGTGCACCATGCGTGAGGCTCCAAACAGTCCTTTTAGCGATGCGCTCACGGGCATACTTAATTGCCATTACCATGCTGTTAAGCTGGTCATTGGTCCACTCCTGATGCATGATAGCGGAGTTAATCTCAGAAATAGTAATATTAGACATTTACAACTTCTCCTTCGTTCTCAGAATTTTCAGCCATATCTTCAATAGTTGCGATAACGTCTTCAATCATGCAATGCAGATTGTACAGGGCGTCATTTGCACGAAATACTTTTTGGACAAGCACGTTTGCTTCTGCAAGCAGGTCGATTGCTTTTTCTAAATCTTCGTTCATGTGTTCCTCGCTTGTGTTTGTTATACAGTCAGTTGAAACAATGTCAACCGTTTATCGCACGTCAGAGTTCAAAGTTGGACCTACCTGCTTGATAATGTCGCGCTCACGCTTGTGGGCTGCAACTTTCCCGCGTACTACTTCGACCAGTTCAACCTTAGCTTCTTCCCGTTCGATACGGCGCAAGGCTTCGTAAATCTTCCAACCCCAACGCGCCTGGTCCATACGCCGGCTCCAATGCTTGGAAAAGCGGCGCTTTAGGCTAGCCTTAACAGTGCCATCAACCACAGTAACGCCAATGTAAACCTCGCCTTCTACGACAATGCGGTAGATAGCGTGGTTACGGTCAGTCCTACGTTTGCGCTTCTTTTGTTCCATATACACATAATAGTGCCAAATAGGACTATGTCAACCGTTTATTTTAGGGGCTAAGTGCTTGAAATTACTACGAAATAAAAATCTAATGATTTCAAGCACTTAGCAAGTTTTTACTTTTTGGCTTTAGCTAGCGCCTCAAAATTAGGTTTTCGATATTGCTCGAATTTAGCGATTGTATCTGTTCCAATATTGTAAGTGAATCGAATTTTATCTGAATTAGCTTTACCAGTTTCAAGAATAGTTTTCCAAAATTCCTTTGGCAGATAGTAATACATTAATCGATCATAATGGGGATTGTAAATGATGCATCGTAAAGCACCAATTTTTTGTACTCCTGCTTTAGACACAACATTAGCAATGCAGCCTGAAAAAAGGTTCTGTCTATTAAGGTTTGAAGTAAGGGAGATGCTAGCTGTTTTACTATCACTTCCATCACTAAAATCAGCATGAGCTGCATTTATGTGTTTATAGTTGCCGACGATGCTTAAAGTTTCTTCAATCAAATACTCAACATTAAAGTGATTAGGATTTTGTTTTTTCAAAACACGAGAATCTTGAAAATCTGGATGATGTTTAAAAATAATTTCTTTTAGAATCGTTTCGTTTTTACACACAATTTTTTTTCCTTTCGTGTTTAAAGTTTGTTGAAACTATAGAAAGTAAAAGCACAAGTCAAGCTTATTCTTCATACAAATCCTCATAATCGTCTAAATCAATGCTATATTCGCCAGTAGAATCATACAATTTGTAGTAGTCCTCATTTGGCATTAATACTCGTACTCCTCCAGGTCGCCCTTGCCATGCAAGTAACAGCATGGGCCAATCATCCTTGTTAAAGAGATCTACTATAAAGAATTCGCTGCTACAACTGCCATATATCCTTTTGATGGGTGCATGACGAATATTAGCTAGTGCTTCTTTTAGCTTCGCACCATAGCTAGTAATCAAGCGAATACTATTCTTACGTTTAATGCGTAGAATATCTGCTGAAGTTGCCTGTGTAATGTTAGCGCAATTTTCATTATCAATTGCGAGCAGGCAGTTTTTAATCTTAATGCTGCCTTTGGTGTGGGAATTTGAAGGGGTTTCTTTTGTGTTCCATGCTACACTACAGTTAACATGATTAACGTAGTAGCTTTCACCTTTTGTCTTTACAACCCACATTGGAATAGTGGGATCTTCTAAATGCTTCTTGTTAAAATGAAATACCAATTCACGACATACAATTTCAATCTAGGCCATTTTCTTTTTCCTTTTCTATTTCTTCTTCTAAAATTTTAGTTATTTCGACAATGGCATCAATGCCATACATTATCTTTAAATCATTAACAAGATCCTCAGATATTGTAGCAGTGACATTGCCAACCTTAACTGTTACAATTTTTTCACTCATGTTATTTCCAATAGTGTTGATGCTATTAAAGCATCAACACTATTTAAAGTCAAATTATGCTATGACTGTGAGGGCAGTTCCGCAAGTGCTACAAAATTTTGCGTTGGCTTTATTTTGTTTGTTACAAGTAGTGCAACGGGGTTTGTGCTTAACTGTTACGGGCTTACGAATAGGTTCATTGTCTGGAGTTTCACCAAGCAACTTAAAGATCATTACATGCTTCTCAGTTTCAAGTGGGAAACTTTGAACAGTAGAAAACTTTTGATTGCTTTCACTTCCTGGCACAGTAATACCAGCATCGTTAAAACCTTGTGGAACAAAGTCACTAAGTGAAGCATTAACAGGGCCAGCTGGATCATAGCTTGCTGTTGCGTTACTTGCGATATGATTTAGTGTAGCGCCGCGAAGTATACCACTCGTCTTGTATTCACTTGCTGAAATGTTATTGCTCGCAGAGCTACCTACAATAGGAGCACTTGTCCATGTTGTTCCTGATCCATACCATTGGTGCGTTGGAGAAACATAATACAGTGGAGTTGGATATGTTTTTTCAAATTGATACTCAACTCGAATAAGACCATCTTCAAGCTTAACACCGCGGTGTGCTTCTACTGCATCGCTACGTTCAATAAACTTAAAGCGATTACCTTTGTTTAAGTTTTCAGTAATTTTGCGCTCAAGCTCAACTTCGCGATAAGCATCAACAATAAGTCCATCACGGGTCATGTTTTGACCATCAATGGTAATGTTAACGATTGTGCGGACTGAGTTGAGGTTTTTAATAAGCAAGGAGTATTCGCTACCAAATGGTAGGAAAACTGTGTCTTTATTAAATTCTCTAAGGACTTTGCCGTTTACTTTTACAGCCACGGCTAGGCGTGAATTATACATCATTTTATTTCCTTTTCTAACGGTACACAGAGTAAGTACCCAAATTTAAACTCTGTTGGATGCAAGCACCATGCTTACATTTCTATTTAGTAATAGGCTTCCCACCTATTTGAGGGTTTGATCACCACCCCTAGTCCTCCTCGATTGATGCAATATCACTATGTGTTACTCGCCCTGTACACTGGGCCCATAGGTTTAGGAGGCAGTCGCATTCTTTAAATCAATGTCTTATAGGTTGAATTAGATGTGCTGAAAATTTGTTTCCATTCCCATTCATCAAGTACAAGCTTAGCAAAATCATATTGACTAAGTTCAATAACTGTATCAACACTTAGTTCAAGCATACGGATTACTCGTACATAATTCGATTCATAGCTTGTTGGCTTTGTCGGTAAAGACTTAATATCAATCTTGCCAGCATTTACAATTTCCATATTTTCGTTGCTAATCTTAATTACAGCGAGACGAAAATCATTTACAGCTTCTTCATATTCTTTAATGTGCTTTTCCTTGTTCTCACGAACAATTTTAAGCAGTTCGTCACGATTAATTTTTACGCTGTCCATTATATCTCCTAATAGTTGGTGCCCGATGAGAGGATCGAACTCTCGCAATAAGGTTTTAGAGGCCTGTGCTCTGCCACTGAGCTAATCGGGCTGTTAATTCATGTTGTTAATATAGCGTATCTAGCTGTTAGCCTCAATATATAGTTTGATGTCTCCACCATATAATATTAGTTGAGCACTGATACTATCATCAAATATGTTTAGTTTTCTATTTTTGAGAAAATATGGAGCTTTAAGGTGTCTATCTAAACCAAGCAATATGTTACCAGTGGTGATGTTTGAATTATTACTGTCCTGATATATACTTATACTGTATGGTTTTAATCCAAGCTCGATTAACCATTCATACCCGCGTTCAGTTAAACGATACCCACCGTCTTCGCGTATGTTACGCCACATGTGTACATAGACAGTATCGAAACTATTCTCGGTTAACCCAAGACTGGAACAAACATCAAAAGCTAGCTTACGCTTCAGTTCCATTGGGGAATATCTTTGCGCCAGCATTGAGCAGCACAACAGAAAAATCTTCAGTTTTGAAGAGCTTGTTTAACTTCTTGGCTAGATTGATTGCGTGTCCAGGATTTGAAAAACTTACTTTCTTATATTTGGGCCCTGGATACCCAACGAGACTGTTAAAACTCTTTAAGTTAATTGGTTTATTTTGATAATAAACTGCCCATATACCTTCGCTAGCTAAAACTTGCTCGCTTTTGTAAGTATTTTTATCAGTAAATTCTAGAAGGACGTTTGGTTTGGGTCTACTCATTGAACTGTGCTTTCTTAATATACACAGTTATTTATTCCAATTAGAACTTATTGGATGAAACTTCTACTTGGATTCGTCCAACTTCAACCAAATCTTGTAATTCAACTAACCGTGCTAATAGTTGCTGAATCTCATGATTTAAGTTCCTAGCTTCGATTGCATTTAATGTAATTTCTTTATTATTACCTGCTAACCCTCTTACACGATCTGCAAAATTTCTTATAGCATTAGTTGAAGTCACTGGCATTTTGTGCAATCCTTAATTGTTCACGCATTTCTAATTTGTCTTTATACGGGCCTCTATATTCATTTGAATCAAGTGTAGACACTTTTGGACAAAAACTTTGTACCCATCCAGTTTCAAAAAGAATAATATAATATCCAGCAGCATGTAATGTCCTGCTCTTCTCAGTTTTTGTAAACACTGGTAACTTGCGTTTTATATCCCAAATTGGATTAAATGCAGCGCACTTAACAGGGTATCCAAGAACATCTTCCATTTGTCCTGTTGACTGTTCTTCTATTTTTGAACTGTCTGCATTAATTGCTAGATCCCAACAAGCTTTATCAAAACTATCGTAAGTCTTTTCAACATTATTTATCACGACCTTAACGACATCAGATTGACTAATGGTACCTTGACGATTGCCCTCGCTATTTTCTAGGATCCAAAACTTGTTTGGCATAATTGTTTTAGCTCTTAGCATTAAGCAATTCTCCTTGATACTCTTTCTTTAACCACTCGCTATATTGTGCAGCTTGTTCGCTAAGCTTAACAAGATCGTACTTGCCACAAAACTTTAAGAAGTGTGTGCCAATTTGGCTAGGTACACCCACGTTTACTAGCTTGCTAATCTCAGCATCAAACAGTTGCTTAATATTATCGGGCTGTGCTGTTAGATCAATTAATTTAACATTGCGCTCATAATCATCAAGTACACGATGTTCAACACCATCATGGTCAGTCCAACGCTGTAACATCATGTTGTTCCATGCGTAACCTTTTTTACCCATGTCGGCATAAGCCTCAGTAAGACCAACTTTATTCTTTGTACCTTTTACGCGCACACCTGGATAGGCACTAAACACATTGTCAGTTGGGTCACCGCGCATACACTTTTCGAATAGCACGAACTTTGGATCACCAATACTTTTCTGTTCGCCAGTCTTCTTGTCTTTGACTGGCTTCATCTTGTCGTTAAACACGCCGTGTAGGTTAGTCCACTCTCCAGTTACGCCGTTAAACTGTGTAACATTTTCACTAATAAGCTGATGAAAGTCGCTGTCGCTTGAAATAATAATATGTTCATCGTTTGGATGCAATGCAATCCAACGTGCAATCATATCATCTGCTTCTCCCTGCGGATGACGCAATACAGTGCAAGCAGACTTGTCACGGAAGAAAGCATTCATGTCATCATATGCTTCGTAGAAAAGCTTGTCCTCTTCGCTCTCCTCAGCAGTCATTGTTTCGCGAGCAGCACTGCGATTGCGCTTGTACGGAGGATAAAAATCCTTACGCCAACTGCGTCCTTCTAAACAAATAACAACATGGTCACCACCAAGATCACGCACAGCTTTATGGATGCTGCTTAACGTAATGTGAATGGCATAACCAAGTTTGGTCCATTGATCTGTTCCACGAGCTGCAACATGACGAGCGCGGAAGAACGTGTTTGATGAGTCAACAAGTAGATATTTCATAATTGCAACTATACACTAATGTTATTAGTAGTCAACCAGTTAAGTAGGTAATGTGCCCAAGATAAATGGGCATCTGGACCATAATGATACCAATTGTTACATTTGAATTTCTTTGATTCTGCCCAACTTATAAAACGGGAATTTTCATTATATGGATCAATATAAGAGTTATTCCAATCCAATGGTTCGATGCCGTTAAAACTATCATTTGCATTAAAAAATAAATGGGGAATTTTTTTCTCTTCTAGATCTACATGCAAATTCCAAATTTTATTATGCCATTCTGTTTGTTTGACTGCATATTTTGTTTCACGCACGTATTTTTTAAATTGATTTAATAGTTCCTGTTCTTCAGGATAAAATCTTGGATTAATTTGAACATACTCGTTATTTGAATTTAAAAACTCTGTTCTTTCCCAATTAGACCACCCAATAATAACCATTAAATGAGAATATCGTTTGGAGTCAACAGTATCTAAAAAAGAAGTTGTAGTTCTTAAAATACGCTCATTACTGGATGCTGCTTCAGCATCACAAACTAATGCAAGATTAAGCATTTTAGATAAGTGTGCGCCCCAACTAACTGCTAAATTATCAGGATGCGGTTTTCGACCTAATGCAACTTTAGTAAAATCATCATTTGCAAAACAGTAATCATTTACTGCTTGAGCCCCTGCTGCATGACTATCTCCGTTAACATAAAGTATCATGATACTTCTGTTCTTCCGTCATTTCCAGTTATTCTATTAATATATCTTACATTATCAGGGGCAGATTTTTGTGCAACATCTTGCTCATATGTCTCTGCAAGTATATTACGACAAATATTTCTAAACCACATGTCTACTACGTCTTCATCTGTTTTACCTGGATATCCAGCAGCACGTAATTCTTTTACAAAAGCATCGTTCCAATCTAATTCAAAACTGCCATTGCCCATATTCTTTTTATCTAGTTCTACAGAAAGAACGCTGATGTAAGGTTCACCTTTTTCAGTAGCAATTTCCTTAGGAGTCTTTGTTGCTTTAGCTTTTTTAGGTGCGCGTGGCTTCTTAGGTTTTGCTTCCTTCTTTGCTAACTCTTCTGCTTTTTGAATTTCGCGCTTGTATAGTTCTTCATGCGCGAGAGTATCACCAAGCTTAAAGTTATCTACGATCTTTTTCCATAATGACATATTGTGCCCCTTTAATTTTTCCATCGCAACGCAAATGCGGTTGCGTCACTTTGATCTTTAAAGTACCAGTAATTACCAAAGCAATGAAAATCACCTTTTAAGTTATCTGCTAACCACTCATTTGTGACTAGATGATAAGTGCCATGCATTACGTTGACCTTATACCAATCGTTAATATTAGTTATAGCTCGAAAAACTTCGTGCATTACTTCCTGGTCAATTGCCTCTTGTAATGCTTTTCCTAACTCTGCTGACACTTTAGTAAGGTCTTCTATATCTTGCACATCAATTGTGTAATCACCGCTTAACAGTGTCTTGGCAGGATCTAACTTAGTTTTTGTAATTGTCATGTTCCCCATGCGTTCTTATATAGTGGTACTTGGATACGCGGACTAAAACGTAGTCCGTTGTCTCTACAAAAATCCGCAACCTGTCGTTCATTAAGTTCATACACACTGTTAACACCACCAACAGGCATTAGATAAACAGGAATGTCGATACCAGCAGCTTCATATTCTGCTTTAGCTCGCATTGCATCTTCAACATCCTGTTGTGTACTAACAACAAACTTGAAATAGCTGCGATGATCTTTAATGTTAACGTAACCCTTAACTACATCAGGACGAATAGCTTCTTCCCACTTTTCGCCGCTGCATGGCAGCTTGGCGCTAATAGAGAAAGTCACTTCAAGTCCAGGCCATACAGCCTTGCTGTTTAAGAAACCCCATAAATCTGGCGAGAGGGACTGTGTTCCGTTTGTCTCAAAAGTAAGATGCGTTAGCCCTATATCCATACAAGCAGCAAGCAGTTCAGGGTAACTACGCTGCCAACCAAGAAGAGGTTCACCCCCTGTGATAATGAGGTGCTTGTCTCTTTCAAATGTTCCGCCGGGGAGGAGTTCTTTAAACTTACTGATGATCTCACCCACTTCCATAAGAGGGCTGAGGTGCTTAAACTTAGGATCCCAGCTAGCATAGCTATCGCAACCGGTCGATACAAGAGGAAGCTCAGCGTAACTGTTATAGCTATTAGGATCAACAGCGTTGCGCTCTGTCGAAAGTTCACCACGCGGCATACCGAACCCACTGCAAGTAAAGTTGCAACCAAAAGTCCTAAGAAAAATACTAGGAACCCCAACATACTGGCCTTCTCCCTGTAAACTGTAGAATAGTTCTGAAATTTTAATCTTGCTCATTATTAACCTTTTTAGTTAGCAGGAATGATCCATTCTCTTGCTCAATCCATACAATAACATCGCCGGCGTCCCAACCCATTTGATTAAGTGCATCAGGCGGCAGTTCAATGTATAGTTCATCGCTGCCTTCTTTTCCTTTAACTTCAATAATCCAACGGTTGTTACCTAAATCTTTTGGATAGTTATTCATTAGTGTTTTCTTCTACTTTTACGCAAATTCCTAACCCGTTGCCGTGGATCATAACCCCACC